CCCACCCGTAGATGGGCTTTGTAATGGCTACTTCGCTTTTGCTTCCGCTCGCTTACGCCGGCGATCTTCTTTCCTCTCGGCTTTTGCCATGTCCATGAATGCCTGCATGATCGAGTTCCGCATCATGTAGCTAACAAAGTGATGATTGACACAGCCGTTGAGGCGCAGCTGCTCGCCAAACTCATCCACCGAGGCCAATGCTTCCATCATGCCCTTCTCGCCTTTCATGAACTCTGAGAAGTCGCGCCCCGCTCTGGAGGCGCATTCAATGACACGATCACTCATCCCGGAAGCCCGGGGATCGTAATCTGCAGCTGGTTAGCCAGGGAGTTAATCTCAGCGACCAACACTGGCTTCGTATAGCGCCATGCCGCCAGCCCTTGTCCGCAGAAGCTCGCCATGTCTTTCTTCTGGTCAAACTCATGACATTTCATGTTGAGCTGCGCACTTAAGCTGTTGCGATGCTGAAGTTCTCCAGTGAAGTAGTCATCGAGGACTTTATAGGCCGCGTACTTGAACCCGGGGTTTAACCAAGCCGCATAATCGTAAGCAACAAACTTCCCGCCATATGTTCCACCGTGTACACCGCGCTCAGTAAAAACCACAGATTCGTGGTTTTTCTCCAGCTCGGCTAAGAACTCTTTGGTCTGCTTGTTTCGCAGGTAGTGGTACGGAGATTCAGATTCACTTTTACCACTGGCTTTCCACATATCAGTGAGGCAGATCATTCCTGATTCATCAACACGGATCGGTGTATTAAAAAGCGTGATTGCTTTCATAGCGTCTTTACCTTTTAGAAAGTGAGCCTGTCTCACAGAAAAGCCGCCCGAGAGAGGTCGCCACCTATAACGGCATTTCTCAGGCTCGCTTACTGAAAGGCTCTCGTTAATATGCGCGTGAGATGCGCGTTTACTGCGGACATAAAAAAGCCCCGCATCGCGAGGCTCATTAAATGGACTTTGTGATTTGCAAAAAAATTATTTCGGGCATTGCGTCCTGATGTATTCCTGAAGCGTTCTCAGTGCTGTTTGGTCGCGGATAATTCCGTCCCGGATACCGAGAACGTTTCGTCCAGCAACTGGAGAGAGTTCGACGGAGGCATCATTGCCCATGCCGGAGGCGCTGGAGGTTTCGGCTGAGGATGGCATAGGGCATTTTCCTTTGACGAGCACCCTACCACCATTATCAAGCTCGCGCCGAAGAGCATCATTTTCAGCTTTCGCATCAGCTAACTCCTTCGTGTATTTAGCATCGAGTGCATCAGCAGTACGCTGGCGCTGCTGCATGTCAGTAATGGTGGCAGTCGCCTGCTTCAGCTCACTGCCTTTTTTATCGCGCTGCTCTTTGTAGGCGATGGCGTTATCACGGTAATGATTAACAGCCCATGACAGGCAGACGATGATGCAGATAACCAGAGCGGAGATAATCGCGGTGACTCTGCTCATACCTCAATCTCTCTGACCGTTCCGCCAGCCTCTTTGAATTTTGCAATCAGGCTGTCAGCCTTATGCTCGAACTGGCCATAACCAGCGCCCGGCAGTGAAGCCCAGATATTGCTGCAACGGTCGATTGCCTGACGAATATCACCGCGGTCAATCATCGGTAAAGCGCCACGCTCTTTAATCTGTTGCAGAGCTACAGCGTCCTGGCTTTCTGGAGAAAAATCTTTCAGGCCAAGCTGTTTACGGTAAGCATCCCACCAGCGTGAAAGAAGCTGGTAACGTCCGGCGGCTGTTGATTTGAGTTTGGGGTTTAGCGTGACAAGTTTGCGAGGGTGATCGGAGTAATCAGTGAACAGTTCGCCACCAACAATAACATCATAACCGTGGTTACGTGTCGGTTGTCGCCCGTTATCCGTTCCTTCTGACCATGCCACCATATCCAGGAAAGCTTTACGCTGGGAATTTAGTGCCTGCATAAATTACTCCTTCGAGCTACCAAATTTGTTACCGATTACTCGCATTGCAGCCCCACGAATAGCATCGACACCGATCAGCCCCACGCCACCACCAATGGCAACAGAAAGCGATTTAGGCCATCCGACATACTCAAGAGCGGATGCAAAGGTCAGCGTCAGAGCGCCACATAGCAAAATCTCGAGCGTTTTTCGCTTCCAGCCACCACCACCGCCAAAATAGGCGATGCGCAAACCAGCCATAACGATCGACATAATCACTGCACCCAGCGGTGTGTCTCCACGCCACCAGCTCTGGACCAAGTCCAGCCAGGTATTTGGGTTATGAGGCATTTCGTCATCTCTCACCTCGCGATATTTGCGGGTGCTGTGTTGGAAATAAAAAGGCCACGCAACGTGGCCACCAGAATTATTTCCCCACCAGTTCACTTACCTCTTTCACCGTCTGATTAAACCGCTCTGACTCAAGTTCAACACCTAACGCCCGACGCCCCAGCGCCATTGCTGCTTTTATTGTGGAACCGGATCCCATAAAGAAATCAGCAACCAGATCACCAGGTCGACTACTGGCATTGATTATTTGCCGGAGCATATCCGCCGGTTTCTCGCACGGATGTTTACCCGGGTAGAACTGAACGGGCTTATGCGTCCAGACATCGGTATAAGGCACGGAGACTGATACGGAGAAATAGCGCCGGAGAGATTTAAACTCATCCAGCAATTCAGAATATTTGCGATTCAGTGAATCATAAGATGCCACCAGCTGGTGGTGTGGTTGTTCCAGTTGTTGTTCCTGAAACTTCTCTGCCGCTATACGGGAAAACAGTGCCTGTAACTTCCGATAGTCAGCCTCATTCGGCAACTGCCACTGACTGGCACCAAACCAGTGGGAAACCATATTTTTCTTACCTGTGGCTTCGGCAATTTGTTTTGCCGTTATACCCAGTTCGGCACGAGCATCCCTGAAATACGATATCAGCGGTGCCATTATGTGCTGTTTGAGTTCCCTTTCTTTTGCCGCATAGCCGTCACTTTTGCCGCGATATGGCCCCTGGTAATGTTCAGCAAACAGAACGCGCTCTGTGGCAGGAAAATATGCGCGCAGACTTTCTTTATTACACCCATTCCAACGTCCGGACGGCTTCGCCCAGATGATATGGTTAAGCACGTTGAAACGTTCACGCATCATGATCTCAATATCAGATGCCAGGCGATGCCCACAGAACAGGTAAAGGCTTCCGGCAGGTTTCAACACCCGCCAGAACTGGGCCAGACAGTGGTCCAGCCACTTAAGGTAATCTTCGTCCCCTTTCCACTGATTGTCCCAACCGTTAGGTTTCACTTTGAAGTACGGCGGATCGGTAACTATCAGGTCAATGGAATCATCAGGCAGGGACTGAATAAAATGCAGGCAATCAGCGTTGATTAAATCAACACTGTTTATTTTTACAGTATTTTTCATGGATCAGTAAGCGTAACTCTGGTAGGCTCACTCTGCTTTTGCGCTAAAGCAGTGGGCCGTGGTTCGCTTGTGACCAGTAAGCATGAGCGAATGGCTGGCAGGTGCTACCAACACCCACCAGCCGCCCATTTTCACAAATTAAAAGCCCTTCATTGCTGAAGGCGTCTGTAACAGCCGAACTGGTAATCTGCCAGCCCCGCCATAACCAGCTGGGTCAGTATTAACTGACAGCGTTCGCGTGAAAGGTATGTGTTTTGTGCTATCTCCCCGACTGTTGCCGGTTCGACGCTTAATTCATTAAAAACAACTTTCGCCGTTTCTGTCATATCTAGCTGTTTTAGCATGTCTTTTTTCCTTCTGGTTAACATGACATACCAATAACTCTTGTCTAAAAAGCCAGCAAGATAAAAAGTCAGTATTCACGACCACCAGCGTGTTTACCGTACTGCCAACATCAAGGCACAAAAAAACCCGCTCAGCGGCGGGTTCTTAAATCTTATCAACGGTAGACATACAAAGCCCATCGTTGGGAAAATCTTATCCATATTTTTTGAAAAATGCAAGCATCATGTCGCCATCTTCGGCGAAAATCATTTATCTTGTCACTTTTCTCAATTGTGTCTCTGCATATGCTTCTTCCTGCCAGCACTTTGTAACCAGTTTATCAATGACATCTGCATATCCTTTGTACCACTGATAATCCGTCAAATCTGGTACCAGTTTCTGTACATGATGCCGCGCCAGTGTGGTTGGTAAACGGCTAAACCGGTTTCCATTGCAACGTCCACAAATCTTATAAACAGGCGTGCCATGAAGCCGGGTCCTTTTTTCATCCAGGACAATACCTTTACCCTTACACCCTCTGCACGCTGTGCTGACTTCTCCCTTACCATGACAATGCTGACATAGTTCCTTCACCCACTCCTCCTTGATAACAGATTCACCGCTTCTGGAGTGTTTCACCACTTCGCGCAATACATTATGAAATCCAGTACCTGCACAATGCTCACAGCGAGCCTTACTTGCCGCAGACCTGGAATAATCAGCAAAGGCAAAATTCACAAGGTAAGGGATGATCTGTAACCGGGTTTCTTCACTCAATTTATTCAATGTCGGGTTATCCAGTGCCATCGCGTAATTGAGCAGACCTTCAATCGCAAACTGAGGATCCTGAACACCAACTTTTGCCAGGAATAAGGCAAAACCCAGTGGTGCTTTCGACTGCACCATCCCCTGCGCAGCCATCACATCCGTAATCGTTAAACCACCAGAGCCTGTCGCCGGTGCGTCATCGCTCAATTTTGGAGATTTTGGGGAGTAATATTTTGGTAAGGCTTCAAGGTTCATGCTCATTCTCCACTTACGCCAGTACGCCTATTGCCAGCGCACGATCGATAAAACGAAATATCAGCTCCAGCTGGGAGCCATACTTCTCTTCAAATGCCACGGTATCCGCATGCAGCTCGTCGTGATGCTTTCTGCACAAAGGCAACACAAAGAGGTCATGCGCTTTTGTACCCATTCCCCCCTGACCGTGGCCTATCAGGTGGTGGGGATCATCAGCGGGCTTTCCACAACATGCACACGGCTGTGTCTTAACCCAGCGCGTGTACTTTTCATTAACCCAGCGGCGACGTTTTGGGCGTAACATAAAAGACTCCGGCGACTCCGGATCCACTTTCAGCGCCAGCACCTTTTTTGCCTTATCCTGGATGATGCTGGTGGCAGTAACCGAAGGCACAAGGTCACTTTCCCGGGTGACAGACGGCACAACAGGCTTTGGTAATCTCAGTGCCTTACGGGCTGCACTTTCCGGTAAGGCATCCGCCAGGTCATTACGAATCAGCCACCAGCACAGTTCCGGCATTGTCACAACGTGACTATCATCAAAACCGAGATCCCGACGCACAACAGACAACACCCAGCGGGCACAGTTATCCGTTGCCATTGATTCCAGCCGTTCCGTGAACTGATCGCGCAGCTGGTTATCACAGTGCCAGCACAGACGGATTGCGCCCGGAGCGTGTCGCATTGTGGTCATGTTCTCGCTGTGCCAGTCGGAATGAGGCCACTGGCAGCCTTTTTCACGAAGTAACCAGCTTTCAAGACATTCCACGCCACCAGCACGACGGATCACTGCCTCATTGCGGAACACGGCCCTAACGGCAGGATCATCCGCCAGCGGTTGTGATGCCGCCGGAACGGCACCACTGGCGAAAGATGAATAACGTTCCGGCTCAGGCTCCAGCAGGACACGCCCCTGCATAAACAGGGGCATCAGCTCTGAACCTGGTCTGAACAATACAATCCCCATACGCGGGGCTATTTCAGGGGTCAGTAGTGCTCTCACGGTCACCTCAATGAACGGTATCGAGCAGCTTTAACAGCTCAGGGAATCGGGATTCGAAGAAATGCGGCTGCGTCTCGCGCGGATTTGCGGGACTGGTGATGTTCTTGCCGAACATGCAGCCTTTCGCTGTCAGCGACCAGAATTTTTTGATGTTGTTAATCGCGGTACGGCTGTATCGTTCGCGCTGCTCGACGATCCCCAGCTTCACCATCTGGTGATATGCCTGATTAGCTGTCAGGCGGATACCATACTGCTTCAGCAGTGCACTCAGTGACAGCGTGGGGCGGCTTGAGCCATCAGGCGCGTCAGCAGGAGCATCAATGGCATAGCGCGGTGCCAGATTCGGTAAGCCAACAGCCTCCTGGAGTTTCTGACAGGCACCAAGCACTGAAGAGTTAGACAGGTTTAACTCCCGGCGCATAAAGTCCAGCAGAATCACGCCAGCCTGCATCTTGTCAGCAGCCTGTCCGGATAATTTTTCCGGTGCGCTGGTTACCATATCGAAAGTACGGATCACCTTCAGATGGAATGACGGGCTGATCCACATTGCATAGGCATACACCAGTTCCTTACAGACATACGTTCCCCGTTCATTTCCCCCATGAATCACACTCACCGGGTCAACACCCAAATTCTGGGTGTTGGTTAATTCATGAACAAGCTCAACAGTTTGTTGGCTGGAAAGAAACTTTCCTGGCTCCTTAGTTCTGGCATTTGCACCAGATGCTACTGCTGCGCGATGCAGATCGTTCAGGCTGTAACGCCCATAAGCATCACGACGAACTTCAATACCATCAATGACCATCAGATTATTCATACTTCGTTTCTCCTCTTAATCAGGCGGCTGCACCCGCCGGTTTCTCATACTTACTGATAGTGATCTCGACCTTCCCTTTCGGGATAACCGGTCCCCACTCCACCAGCATTCTTTTCACCTGTCTGTCGTCTTCCCACACACCCGCGTGGGTCAGGGCGTCAAACAGCGCCTTGTTATAGTTGTCCAGATCGCGGATCCGGTTATCCGGAGGAAACAACACGATCTCCACTGAAGCAGGTGCCGACGTTGGTTTCGGCAGACGACGTAACTGCTCAATGATGGCGGCACACGCCGCGCTCTGAAATTTTCGCCCCGCCTCGCTTATCAGGCTCTTACCAGCAAATGCCCCTTTGTTGGGGTGTCGCCAGTACGTGTTCACACTGGGCGGGAAAGGAAGGATCAACTTCATACTTTCAAGCCCCTCTCATGTAACCAGTGGGCTGCACGCAACCTGGCGTTCTCCTCACCGGCAAGCAGTGCGCGGATGATACCGACCGCTTCGCTGTCGTCGTCCTTCACTGCGGTATGAAGCGTGATCCCCCGGGCCACGCCACGCTTTATCGTGATGACGCCTTTTTTCTCCAGTGCGCGAAGATGCTCCACCGCTGCATTCACTGAACGGTATCCCAGCATGGTTGCCACCTCCTGATTGGTTGGCGGGAAGCCACGTTCTTTCTGATAAGAAATCAGCATATCCAGCACCTGCTGCTGGCATTGAGTTAACGTAGTCATTAAGCCCCCACGTAATTCCCTGACAGATACCACTCTTCACCCGATGCAGCGCGCTTGCTGCTTTTCCGTAAACACCGTTCACGACGCGCCAGAAAATTGTTTCGTTCTGGCTGGGAGTGGCTTTCACGGAATGCCTCCATCCACACCGTTGCAGCACGACGGTATAAGCCCCTCGACTCCAGTTCTTCAGCCTGGCGGGTCAGGCACAAAATCACCCGGGGGGCGTTAGTGCCGACATAGAACTTGCGCACAGGTCTGGTTTCACAAACTGGTTGTGGTTCCGGCTCCTGCGCTCTCTCAGTCAGGCGCGAGAAATGTCTGCGTGTATCTCCTTCACAACGGTGAGCCACACGCCCACTCTGACGTAACTTGCTTGCTGACTGCAGAACGCGCTGCCGTGAGTAACCTGCAAAAGCATCCGCAATGTCTCCGGAAGTACACCCCGGATGGGCTTCAATGAATTTCTGAACTTCATTCAAAAGACTCATGATCACCCCCTGAATCCTGCCGGGATCTGGCTGTAGTCCACGTTGTCGTAACTGGATTTGAAATATGGGTCTTCGCGTTTTTCTGTGTATGTGCTGACGGACGGCGATAAGCGCAGGGAAAGCTCATCCCATTTTTCCCGCAGCTTCGACGGGCTGAGCACGTTACGGCACCAGAACGGATCGCGGCTGACGCGGCTGTACATCTCGCAGATTTGTTTGTGAGTACGACCATCCTGCACACACATCAGGCGAATTTCGTTTGCCCAGGCTGTCCAGTTCGGTTCTTTGGGACGAACCACCTCGCCGTCACATTCGGCGGCCTGCTCGTACAGGGCGATGATTTTTTTCCAGAGCCACTGTGCGCAGGTCAAATCATCCTGCGTTCCCCACTGGCGCTTTTTAGGGCTGAATACAACCGCATCAGGATGGCGAGTTAAAAACTCCTGTTCAGCCGTCTGCGTGTCCGGTTGCGAAGCGTCCGGACGAGAAGGTTTTTTATCTGACGGATCATGTTTTGATTTTACTGACGGATCCCCGCCAGATTCTGACGGGTGAAAACCCGCTTTTTTGCCAGATTTCGACGCATCAAATTTTGACGGGTCAGATTTTGATGCGTCAGATTTTGACTGGTCAGAATCTGACAGTTGAGAAAATGCCGCTGCCTGAAGCTTCGCAACGTTAAGCTGATAAACATTCGACGCATTGCGGTTACCCTGGCGACGCGCCTTACGCGTTAACCAGCCTTCTGCTTCCAGCCGTGCGATAGCCGTTCTGACGGTACTCATCCCCGCGCCAATCTGGCGGGCAATGGTTTCAATTGATGGCCAGCACACACCTTCGTCATTACTGAAATCAGCCAGGCGGGCCATAATTGCCACGCTGGATAATTTCATGCCTGACGCTGCGCAACCATCCCATACATAGCCGGTTAATTTAGTGCTCATGACCGACCTCTATTTCCCTGAATTTACGACGAAACTGTTCGAGCGGGCTGAAGCACTCATACTCATAGCCTTCGCGGAGGTAGATAACCCGTTGTGTTTCCGGTTCCCAACGAATGACTCTGACGGGCACTCCGTAGTGATCTTTGAACCAGCGGTTAACTTGTCGCAAAGGACTGTCTCCTTCTGCCGGTTGAAATCACCCACAGCCCACTCTGCAAAGCTGTGGGTTACAATTACCCTGTCACCTGGTACATTTACTGCATAGCAATACTCCACCTTCGCTTTTCCACCCGGTACAGGAAGCGCAATCAGTTGCGAGCGACGGTAGTGTGTTGTTAAACTGTTCATGCGTTAGTTTCTCCACAACCAGAAGCAATCGACGCCACGGCGCCCGGAGCTGCACACTCGCGGGCGTCACTACTTTCTGAAACGCAAAAGATTTTGTAGACCAGTGCTGCATGCTCCTGCAGCTTCGAAATTGAGAGGTACAGCTCATCGTTAATTGCTGTCTTCTCATGCGGTTCCACTACACCGTCTTCAATTGCTGAACGAATCTGTTTTGAATAACTGCCGATCTGTTCAATGACCTCCAGCAGGCGTTGGTTGATATCGGCGTTGTCCACATCCTCGATGTCAGGAAGAGACACAAATACGCCATTTGCAGACTGCGCCACAGCATCAGCAATGAAGTGAGTGCCACCAGCACGCTGTAAAACCATTGCCCATCCCAGCGGGAAAATCTGATCGCCATCTGCACGAAGGCGGTTGAATAAAGCATTTTCTGTTACATCGAGCCAATCAGCCGCTTCAGCGTAACCACCCGGCAACGCCGCGATAGTTTTTCTGACAGCTTTCACGTACCACTCAGGCTGTTTTTCTATTTTCCAGTGATGCTTACCCACGGTTCACCTCCTGTTCCTGTGGTTTAAACCCATTCTGGTTTTGGCTAGATTGAAAACGTGCCGGATAAAGAATCTGCATTTCGCTGATTTCACCCTTAAAAAAATTGGCTAAACGTTCTGCAAGCTCGATAGATGGAATCTGCTCCAGCCTCTCAATACGACTCAACGTCGCTGGATTGACTTGAACACCCGCAGCAACATGCTGCAAAGTGAAACCATGCGCCTTACGCACATTTCGTAATGGTGATTGCATATATCCTCCAAATATTGCGCGTTATGCATGTTATTTCACGCAAGTATTTTGCGCAAGTTGATTTGCTTATCACGCAATAAAGAAATGTAATAAACGCATGAACATAGGAAAACGAGTCAGACAACTTCGCCAAGCGAAGAACATGAAAATCGCCGATCTCGCTGAAGCAATAGGAGTAGATGCGGCGAACATCTCGCGCTTAGAAACGGGTAAGCAGAAACAATTTACCGAACAAACACTGAGTAATATTGCCAAGAGCTTAGGTGTTGATATTGCTGATCTCTTTACCTCTGCCCTCAAAAGTAATACTGTATATAAAAACAGTAATGATGAGGATGTTGCGCAGGTGAAGGATGTGTTCCGTATTGAAATGTTGGATATCAGTGCCAGTGCGGGAAATGGCCTTATCCAGGGCGGTGATGTCATTGATGTGATTCATGCCATCGAATACAGAACTGATAATGCTGTATCAATGTTCGGCGGACGACCAGCCAATCACATCAAAGTTATCAACGTTCGTGGGGACAGTATGTGTCCAACCATTGAGCCAGGAGATCTCATCTTCGTTGATGTCAGCATCAATCAGTTTGATGGTGATGGTATATATGTCTTTGGTTTTGATGACAAAATATACGTTAAAAGACTTCAAATGATTCCTGACAAACTGCTGGTGATTTCTGATAACCAGATTTACCGTGAATGGGGAATTACTAGCGAAAACGAACACCGATTCATGGTCTTTGGAAAGGTCTTAATCAGTCAGTCGCAAACCCTTAAGAGACATAATTAACTTCAATATCCCATCCATCGGCCACCGAAAGGTGGCTTTTTATCACCCATAATTTTGCACATCTCGCAAAATATTACTTGCGTATATCGCATTTTAATTTTATCTTTTGTTCCAGACCAACTACAGGATTACAACAAAATCTAGTTGCAACACGGTGCATGGTGCATGTGTCGTAAGCGGTCAGTAATTGTCAAAAACGAACAGTCAGGACGACCACGAAGTAGCCGCCGGTGGCGTATGAATGACCGGATGATTCGTTAAATACTATGTGTAAGAGAGCGCAAATGAACCGTTATTTCACATGCTCGTTTTGTGGCGCAAACGAGCTGCAGGCAAAAAAAATCATCGCCAAAGGCGGAAAAGATGAAGTTGCTATCTGCTCTGAGTGCGTAGTCTTGTGTGTCGGAGAATTAATCAATATCAGCACAACTATTCAGTTCACACCAAATGAGAATGCGCCTTTAGATGCGCGGAAATCTGGAGGTTAAAGAACAAAATGAAAGTCCAGATTTTAA